TCAGAAATGGAAAAATACAAAAAGCTTGATTGGAATAAACTCAAGGAAGACGACCCTATGGACTATATGGCAAAGCGAGATGCTTACCGAGAGTTGCAAGATAATAAGAAAAAACTTGAAGAAGAACAACAAAATGTTCTAGCTAAACAACAGCAAGAGGCTGGTCAAAGATGGCATGAAACATTAGTTCAACAACAAGATGTTCTTAAAAACAAACTTCCTGAATGGGTAGACCCTGATAAAGGGCCTAAACTTAAATCACAGATAAAAGCGTATGCTCTTTCAAGTGATATAGGTTTTACCGAACAAGAAGTTAATAGTTTGGTTGATGCTAGGTCGGTCATGGTGTTGCATAAAGCAATGCTATACGACAAGCTTAAACAAACTAAAATTGCAAAAAAGAAGACCAAGGTAGTGCCGAAAGTAACCAAACCAGGAACTGGAGTTTCAAAGGCAGATGTTAATAGTGAAAAGCACGCACAATTGAGACGAAAAGCTAAATCATCAGGGAAAGTCGATGACGCTGCGAAGCTACTCGAATCCTTAATGGGATAGTTTTTTATAATACAAAACTTTTAGACACATTGAGGTGTAAATCAAATGGCACAATTAACAAACACATTTGAGACTTATGATGCTGTCGGTAACAGAGAAGATTTGCAGAATGTTATTTATAACATTTCTCCAACTGATACTCCATTTATGTCGAGTATTGGTCAGGGAACTGCGACATTCACTAAACATGAATGGCAAACTGATTCTCTAGCAGCCGCAGCAGCTAATGCTCAAGCCGAGGGAGATGACTCTCCTAGTGCTGCATTATCAGCTACAACTCGTGTTCTCAACTATACACAGATTTCATACAAACCTGTTATGGTGTCAGGAACACAAGAAAAGGTGATACATGCAGGCGTTAATTCAGAGTTAGCTTATCAAATAGCTAAAGCTGGAAAAGAACTAAAAAGAGATATGGAACTTGCTGAAACTGGTAAAGTGAACGCAGGTGCAGGTAGTGGTAACGGAGCATCAGCCCGTACTTCAAGAGGTTTTGAATCTTGGACTACTTCCAATAATACTTATGGTACAGGTGGTTCTAACTCATCAGGTGCAGTTACAGACGGCACTCAAAGAGTTTTAACCGAAACAATCTTAAAAACAGAAATAAAAAACTGTTATGACGCAGGTGGAGACCCTGACCTTTTAATTGTTGGCTCGTTCAACAAACAAAAAGTTTCAGGCTTTACTGGAAATAACACAAGAATGGATATGGCAGAAGACAGGAAACTGGTTACTACCATTGATGTTTATGTTTCTGATTTTGGAGAAGTCAGAGTAATGTCAGACCGCATAATGCGAAGCTCGGGCAGAAGTGCTCTAGTAGTACAAAGCGATATGTGGGCGACTGCGTTCTTAAGACCTTTCCAAACAATAGATTTAGCAAAAACAGGTGATGCTGAAAAGAGACTACTCTTGGCAGAATGGACACTTGTTGCTAAAAACGAAGCAAGTTCGGCAACTATTGCAGACTTAACAACTTCGTAAATAAATTTAACTTTCCTCATAGTTAGTTATCAAGGGGCAGCTTTTATTTTTCATTTTCTTTCGCTGCCCCACCAAACTTTGATACCAAATTAATAATGACCTTGAAGATGTATCACTTCGGAACGAGGGTTATTAACATGGAGAAATTTAATGAGAACATTAAACGATTATTTTATATATGGTGAAATAGAAGATATATCAACTGCATCTTCTACATTTGTAGCTGTACCTGATGGTGGTAAAATTATTAAAATTATTACTGCACTTCAAGGTGCAATTAGTGGTGGAAACGCTGCTATTACATTTGAAATAGGTGGTACTGCTGTAACTAATGGTGGTATAACAGTAGCACATTCAGGTTCGGCAGCAGGTGATGTTGATTCATCAGTACCTACAGCAGCTAACGAAGTTGCCGAAGACGGGACTATCGAGATGATTACCGATGGCGGTTCTACAGGTGCTAAAAAACTATTAGTAACATTTGTAATTAGGAGATAAATCATGGCAAATTGGGCATGGGGTTTACGAGTAATCGCAAACCATATAAGAACAGTAAGTACAAGCTCGGCTGCAACATCAGCATTTGGCTCGCAAACAGAATATGTAAGAGTAACTGCTGACACAGCAGAAACATTTGTTGAATTTGCTGCAAGCCCAACAGCTAGTGTAAGCACTTCTATTAGGCTGCCAGCTAATGAACCAATGATTTTTAAAGTTGATGGTGGCATGAAACTAGCAGCTATATTAGCTAGCGGAACTGGCAATGTTTGGGTGCAGGAGTTAAGCGAGTAATGAGACGCAAGATTAGCAATAATCAAATATTTCATTATGACAACCCTAGCGGCGAGTTTGCTATCGAGCATATAGAGGACATTCAACCCCTTATTGATTCTAACAAACGATTACAACAAGAAGACCATCTTATGAAAGATGAGTTTAGGCTATCTGCGAGGATTCCGACAACTGTTGTATATGAATGGATGAATAAATATGGAGTTGATGTCTTCAATCCAAACCATAAAGAGGCTGTTAAAAAATTATTAAACAGCCCTGATTACAGATATTTAAAAACAACAAATAGGAGAATATAATGGCAGCACGACTCATAGCACTTGCTCTAAAAAAGGCTTACGAAAGAATGCCTAAATTAAAAAACAAAAAAAATAACGAACCAACTAGGTTTGAATTTAATGACAAAAAAAATCATGATGAGGATGCTCTTAATGAGTTTATCAAAAGAAGCACATCGCTTAAAATGAATCAAGGTAAAAAATAAAATGGCAATATCAACATTTTCAGAATTAAAAACAGCAGTAGCTAATTGGCTAGATAGGTCAGATTTAACTGATAGAATACCTGAATTCATAGCACTAGCAGAAGCTAGGCACAGACGAGATTTTAAAATAAGAAGAATGGAAACAAGGGTTACTGCAAACACGATTGCAGATACAGAATTTTATACACTTCCTGATAATTATGTTGCTATGCGTAATATACAACTTAATACTGACCCTAAAACTTCTTTAGAATATTTAACCCCTGAACAAATGGATAGAGTTAGAGCAGGAAGTACAACAGGAAAACCAAAAGCATATTCGATTATGGGCAATACTTTTCAGTTAAGGCCTATACCTGACGCTATTTATGAAATTGAAATATTGTATTACAAATATTTTACAGCATTATCAGACTCTAATACCACAAACGATATGCTGACATATCACCCTGATTTATATTTATATGGAGCATTGGTTGAGGCAGAGCCTTACTTAAATAACGACAAAAGAATACAAACCTGGGCAGGGTTTTATGATAGGGCTAAAAACGATTTAATTACGACAAACGAAAGAGATAGACATTCAGGAGTAGCACCTACAACTAGAATTGATTACGGGGCTTACTAATGACTACATGGACAGGGGTAAGCACAAGTTCTACATCTTGGACTAATGTAAGCGATGTATCACAAGGTTATTTTGAAACCGAAGATAATATTTATTTATTAGCAGACGAAGATGGTGTCATCTTTCAGCAAGAAGACAATAAAGCAATAGCTCCTGATGATTGGCAAGATATCCCAACAGTAGCAACAACCACTTGGACAGTACAATAGATGGCAACAAAGAAATTTTCAGATTTAACAACTACAAGCACACCTAATAGTGCATCGGTATTTGCAATAGCATACGATAGTGCTAACTATGGTGTTACTTTATCAAATATTGCAGCAAACATGCCTGCTTTAACAGCAGTTTCTGTAACATCTTCAGGGAATTTAAGTGTATCAGGAAACGCAACATTTACAGGAGATGTAACCATATCAGGCGACGACCTGTTTATGGCAACCAATACAAGTGGTGCAGCTTTAATAGCCGATGGAACGAATTTTAATCCTGTGGTTATATCAGGTGATATATCAATAGGAACAACAGGTACAGCAGCGATTGGTACAGGCGTTATTGTTAATGCTGATGTCAATACAAGTGCAGCAATAGATGCCACTAAAATACATGATGGCTCTATATCGAATACTGAATTTGGATATCTAAACAATGTATCTTCAAACATACAAACACAGTTAGATGCAAAAGCGTCATCAAGCTATGTACCAACTACAATTACAGTAGCAGATGAAAGTAGCGATACAACTTGTTTCCCTTTATTTGCAACAGCAGCTACTGGGGATTTAGCACCAAAGTCAGGGTCTAATCTCTCATTTAATTCTGCCACAGGTGCTTTAACAGCAACCTCATTTGTAGGAACTGCACCTACTCCAACAGTAATTACAGTAGCTGATGAGAGTAGTGATACGACTTGTTTTCCTTTATTTGTTACGGCAGCAACTGGTGATTTAGGGCCTAAGTCAGCTTCAGGATTAACTTTTAATTCATCAACAGATGTTTTATCAGGTACATTTTCAGGAAATATAACAGGAAATGTAACAGGAAATACATCAGGTACTTCAGGTTCAACCACAGGAAATGCAGCAACTGCAACAGCTTTAGAAACTGCTAGAAATATTGGTGGGGTTTCATTTGATGGCACAGGTAACATTGACTTGCCTGGTGTTAATGCAGCAGGAAATCAAGATACATCAGGAACAGCAGCAGATGCTACTGTTTTAGAAACAGCAAGAACTATTGGTGGTGTTTCATTTAATGGTTCAGCAAATATAGATTTACCTGGTGTAAACACAGCAGGTAATCAGAATACAAGTGGAACAGCAGCAGTTGCTACTGCTGTAACCATTACCGATAATGAATCAACTAATGAAGATAATGCTATCATCTTCACTTCAGGGGGAGATGTAGATGGGGGAAACATTGGACTAGAGTCTGATGGAAATTGTACCTACAATCCATCTACTGGAAGTATTACAGCGACAGGATTTATAGGAGCATTAACTGGTAATGCGAGTGGTTCTTCAGGTTCATGCACAGGAAACGCAGCAACAGCAACAGTTTTAGAAACAGCAAGAACGATTGGGGGAGTGTCTTTCAATGGTTCGGCTAATATTAACTTACCTGGTGTTAATACATCAGGAAATCAAAATACTTCAGGTTCAGCAGCAAGTTTATCAGCAACTCTTGCAGTAGGAAGTGGTGGTACTGGTGCAACCAGTTTAACTGCTAATGGAGTATTAATAGGAAATGGTACATCAGCTATAGCATCAGTTGATATGTCCACTAAAGGAAAGATTTTAATAGGAGATGGTTCAGGTAATCCATCACTACTTACAGTAGGTGATGATGACCAAGTTCTAACAGCAGATTCAGGTGAAGCCACAGGTGTCAAATGGGCAGCAGCAGGTGGTGGTGGTGGTGGACTTGCAGTATTAAGTGCAGTAAATAATTATGATAGCACAAGTTATTATTCAAGTTATTCTTATACTGGTTTTAGTTCAAGCTATGATAATTATTTAGTTTTAGTTCATGCAATATCTTCTGTTGGAGCTGGAGAAATAAAATTAGAATTTTTAGATGACGACTCAGATTTACCTAATGCTGCATATAGATATGCTGCTTATGGAAAAGACAGTAATGGTACTGATAGAATTTTAACAGGAAACAATGTAGCTGCAATACAAGTATTTGATGACAGCAAAACTGGTGATAACACACCAATATCTGGTTATATGTATTTTCATAATGGGAATGGTGGTAATTGGGACAGCGATAGCACAGATGGCGAGGGAAATGTAAGACCATCTGTTCAATGGCAATTTGGTGGTAAAGATGGTAATAACTATCATAGAGTATCACAAGGTTCAGGGCATTATGACGATACTGCTGCATATACTTGTAATGGTTTTAAATTAAACTTTACAGCTAATGCCTACAAAGTTTGTTTAACAATTTATGGAATTAAGAGGTCATAATGGCAAAAGATATTATTGATAATAATGGTTCTATAACTTTACAAGATGAATCTACTGAATCAGCTAATGCTAGACTAGAAGCACGAAATGCTCAAGCAGCAGAAAGATATAAAGTAGATAGAACTGCTGGATTTTTTGATGAATCTAAGGGTGAAAATACTAAAACAATTTATGGCCAAATTTCCGAACAACTTGATATGTTATATAAAGATATTGATGCTGGTAAGTTTGGCGACACAGCAAAAACAGGTGCATGGTATTTACATATTAAAGCAGTAAAAGATAACAACCCTAAAAGTTAGGAGAAATAGATGGGATTAGAAACAGGAACATATATATCAGACTTAAATAGCTCAAACCCAGTAGCAGGCGATGCTGTTAATGAGGGTGATGACCATATAAGATTGATAAAATCAACAGTAAAAGCAACTTTTCCTAGTGTTAGTGGGGCGGTTACTTCTACACATACAGAATTAAATTTACTTGATGGCGTTACAGCTAACACCACAGAATTAAACTATGTTGATGTTGCAACTTTAGGAACAGCACAGGCATCTAAAGCAGTAACAACAGACGCTAATATTGATATTACAGGGGTTAGAAACTTAACTTGTAGTGGCACTATCACTATTGGCTCAAACACAGCTACAACTTTACAAGCTGTATATCCAGTAGGCTCTATTTATATCAACGCATCAGTAGCAACAAACCCTGGCACTCTTTTAGGTTTTGGAACTTGGGCGGTATTTGGAGCTGGTAAAGTTATGGTTGGCATTGATTCATCTGACACAGATTTTGATACAGCTGAAGAAACAGGTGGTGCAAAAACAGTTACATTGACTACAAGTCAAATTCCAGCACATACTCACACAGCAACCCTTATGGGTAATGGTGAAGACGAACAACAAGATTTACCAGCAGCAGGTGATAACACTAACCCAAGTAGAACAATGACCACATCATCAACTGGTGGCGGAGCAGCACATAGTAATGTTCAACCATACATAGTTGTGTATATGTGGAAAAGGACAGCATAATGGCAGTATTTCAAGTAGGCCCACCATCAGGAATGGCAAAAGATATAAACGCTACGGCATTACCTAATGAGGTTTTTTCACATACAGAAAATGTTAGGTTTGAGGATAATGCTGCAAAAAAGATTTTAGGGCATGATGCTGTATTTACAGCTCCTAGCGTTGCCCCTTATTTTTTAATTAATTTAACAGGTGCTACTAACTATTGGTTTTATGCAGGTTCTGCAAAAATATATAGAACAGATGCTTCAACCAATACAGATGTAACAAGAACATCAGGTGGAGATTATTCAACTAATTTAACAAGCACAGGTAATTGGGTTGGTTCAATATTTAATGGATTACCGCTTCTTTGTAATGGAGTAGATGACCCTCAAATATGGGACACAAGTTCTAGTAAGTTTGTTGATTTGAATAACTGGCCAGCCAGCACAACCTGTAAATCAATTAGACCTTATGGGAATTATTTAATCGCATTAAATCTAACAGAATCAGGAACAAATTATCCAAATAAGGTTAGATGGTCAGATGCGGCTACAGGCATCCCTAGCACATGGACAGCAGCAGCTACCAATGATGCAGGTTCTAACACTATAGGCGATGACGGGGATTACATAGTAGATGGCTCTGCCTTAAATAAGTCATTTATCATTTACAAAGAAAGAAGCACATGGCTGATGAACTATATAGGAGGCAATCTTGTATTTAGTTTCCAAAAACTATTTAACGACACAGGCATATTATCAAGAAATTGTGTAGTCGAGTTTGATGGAAAGCACTTTGTTATAACCGAGGGAGACTTAATAGTTCATAATGGCGTATCTAAACAATCGGTAGCCACCAATCTTGTTAGGCGGGCTTTATTTGATAATTTAGACAGCACTAATTACAAGAATATTTTTGCATTACACAATAAAAAGAAATCAGAGATTTGGGTTTGTTATCCTGATGTAGGGTCTACTTATTGCAACAAAGCTTTGATTTGGAATTATAAAACAAACGCATTTAGCTTTAGAGATTTACCTGGGATATTGCATATAGCTTCAGGAATTGTTAATCCAGGTGCGTCCACAACTGTTTGGTCAGGGCAATCGCAAAGTTGGGTTGCTTATAACACAACAGAGAATTGGGGGCAAAGGAATTATAATCCAGCAGAGGCGAGTATATTAATGGCGGGCACAACCGATACTAAATTTTATAGAGGAGACTACGGGTTTGATTTTGCAGGAGCTAACTTTACTATGACACTAGAGAGAAAAGGATTAGTTTTAGACGGGAACACAAATACAGTTAAAACAGTTAGAAAAGTAACTCCAAGGCTTGCAGGAACTGGCGGTTGTGAGATATTTGTAGGAAGTTCTATGTCGCCCAACGGCACATATACTTACAATACACAGCAAAGCCTAGACCCAAACTCGCAAAACAAAGTAGACGCAAGAAGTACAGGAAAATATATAGCAATTAAATTCCAAAACACAACAGGAACTACTTTTGAATTAAACGGGTACGATTTAGAATACGAAATAAGAGGTGAAAGATAATGCCATCATTAGATGATTATTATAGAGATTTAGAATTAATGGATGGGCCGCCACCATCTTACGGAAGACCTCAAACAGATGGGCCTTGGCCAGTAGATTTAGGATGGCGAGATTTAAACGAACAACAAAGAAACAAGATTGTAGAGCCTTTTAGGCAATATCATGACGCTATGAACAATGTTCAAATGAGTGGCCCTGCAAGAGACGGCAGAAGCACTATAGTTACAGGCAGAGAAGACCAAGATGTATTCCCTTATGGCACAATGTTTCCTACATTTCCCGAAAGACCTGCGACAGACGCTTTTGATATAAATTATTATCCTGGTGAAGCTGACCAAATTAATGATTATTTTAGAAATAAAGCTGGTATTAGCTACAACCAATCTTACGGAAGAATGTTAGATGAAAGGTCAGATAACTATTTATTCAATCTAGCTGATAGTTTAAGCGGTGGAAATCCCAATTATATGCAAGGTCAATTTTTTAGGGATAATAATATACCAGTAGAGGGGTTTGCAGATACAGGGGGCGGATTTAGTTTAGTCCCTACACACAATGAATGGCAAATAATTAATCAGGCAAGAGGGTTGCCAGCGTTTCCTGTGAGAATAGCACCCCCTAAACCACCTGGCTTACTTGATGAAATACAGAATTTTTATAGGAACATATTTTCGTAATGGCACAAGCACCAAGATATACTCCGAATCCAGCACCTGATAATCCCGAAGATATACCAAAATATATCTTTGAAGAATTATTAAAACTACAAGGAGCGTTACAAGAAAACCCTACCCAATATATAGAGGTTAAAAACGCAGCCCCTGATAGAATCAAACAAGGCGATATTGTTTATGCTGATGGTTCTAATTGGAATCCTGGGAGCGGAGAGGGAATCTATTTTAGAAACGCAGCAGGGAGCTGGGTTAAACTGTGATGTATGTTACAGGCATACCATCTTCAAAAATAGAAGAAGTTTGGGGTACGTGTAAAGAGTACATTGAAATGGGCAATAACAAAAGCCAACAAGAAATGGATGTTGAAGACATTTACGAAAAATTACTTACAACAGATATGCAGTTATGGGTTGTTTTTGACGAAGATGCAAACATACAATCTGTTTTAACAACAGAAATAGTCCTATACCCAAAGAAAAAAACCTGCCGCATAGTAACTTTAGGCGGGAAAGAAATGGATGTTTGGGTAGAGCAGTTCCTAAATATTTTAGAAGAATGGGCTATTGAGAAAGAGTGCGAGGCTATTGAAACAGCATGTCGCAAAGGATTTATTAAAAAATTAGAAAAGTTTGGTTATGAACACGCATACACCATACTTGGCAAAGAACTTACAACACTACATTAGAGGTAAATTATGAGCAAAGGAAGCGGAGGCGGAACTTCAGTACAAAGAGTTGAGCCGTCTACAATACAAGCCCCTTACTTAAGCAACCTGTATCGACAAGCACAAAACTTATATGACACAGGGCCGCAACAATTCTTTCCTGGAAACACTATTGCATTGCCATCGGCATTACAATTACAGGGTGAAGAAGCAGCAAGGTTAAGTGCTTTAGGAGGACAAACGCAAATAGCAGGGTCATTATTGCCCGCTATGCAACACCAATTAGCAGGGCCAGCAAATGTTGCAAACAACCCGTATTTAGCGGGTGCAACCACCGCAGCATTGCGTCCAATTTACCAACAAACACAGAATTTATTAACACAAGCAAGACGAGGAGCTACAGGAGCAGGTCAGCTTAATAGCGATAGACAAGCTTTATTAGAACAAGGCGTAATCGGAGATTATTTAACCAAAGCAGGTGATGTAAGTGCAAGTATGTATAATCAAGCTTATGAGAACGCCTTAAGAACACAAGCGGCATCCATAGGTATGATACCTACTGCGATGCAAGGGATGCTAACCCCCGCAACAACTTTAATGGGCATGGGACAACTACAATCTCAAAGAGCACAACAAGCAATTGAAGCTGCTAGAGAGAGGTTTGAGTTTGGACAACAAGCTCCTTATGCAGCACTTAATGAATACGGCAACATTGTTGCTGGAAGCATGTTACCAGGAAACACTTTTGCAGAGACGCAGGGTGGCGGCGGTCTTGGCACAGGCGGTGCACTTGGTGGTTTAGCTGGCGGTGCAATAGGTTCAGGTATGCTAACCAGTTCGCTAGGTGGAGCTGGAACATTATTAGGACAAACAGCAGCACAAGCGGCAGCTAGTGGAATTACTGGAGCATCAGCATCAGGATTAGCTGCACTAGGTGGCCCAATGGGCATGGCCGCTGGAATGTTATTAGGAAGTCTATTTGACTAGGAGGTATTATGGCAATTAAATACATAACTTTAATGGATGGCAGAGTGATTCCTTGGGATGACCAATCAGGTCAGCCTATACCTGCTTCAGCAACAGTACCAGGGATAAGCACAACTCTTATGAACCCTATGGGTTCATCAAATCAGGCTCTTGACGACCAAAAAAATGTTGTTAATCCAAATTATTTGATACCTCCAACAAGAACAGGAGGAGGGGCTGTAAACCGACCTACAAATAGAGATAAAAGAATGTATGGCGAGCTAGAATACATAGCCGACAGGTTTCCTGAATCAAGAGGTTTTATGCAGGGCTTAAGCAACTTTGGCATATTTGGAGACAACTATATAGGAGACATAGGTGCTCTTGGTGGTGGCAGAGATAGAGTAGCCCCAAGAACTTACCAAACATTTAAAGACGGGTCAGGGGGGGCGTGGATGAACAAAGATACATCAGAAAACTGGTTTGGAGATTTCTTTGAGCAAGAACCTTACGGGTCAAGAGTACAAAATGTTGCACAATCAATAGACCCTAACGCACCTTATTATGTAGCTCCAGCTGAAAATATTTTTAATATAGATGCTGGCGGGACAGGGTTTATGGGAATGTCAGGCCCTGGAGCTTTTACTACTCCTGTTTCTGAAATGTTTTCTTCAGACTTATTAAGATATATGAATGAATCACAAAACTTAAAAAATGTTCCAGGAAGTTTAACAGGAGATGGTATGCGAGTAGCACCCGAAGTTGATGCACAATTTAAACTTAAATCTGTCAATAGAATGGGAAATAGAGAAATAATGTACCATGACACAAACGCAAAATATACAAGAGACACATATCTATTGCCTGAAGAAGTGGCTATGAAACTAAACATGCAGTTTCTTGACGCTAATGGTAAACCGCTATACAGAAATAAACAAGAACTTATAGCTGGCATAGATAAACTGTCAAAAACACAAGGGTTTGTTAAAAAAACTTTTGATATGGGAGGCAGCGGAATTACTCAAGACACAATCCCTCTTAAAGATGTTGGGAAGCTTTACAAAAAAAACATAGCAGATAAAAAAGAAGAAAGAGATAGGCTTTCGCTTGCCAAAAGCAGAAGTGGACATACTATATGGGAACAAGTTAAAAATACCTTTAACCCTCCTTACGAAGATTATGTTGATGACCAAGGAAGAACCATAAAAGGAAGTTTTCTACAAAGAGAAGACCAAGATGTTTTAAAAAAAGCAGGGCTGCTTGATGAGGAAGCAAAGGTTGCAGACACAGCCCCTGCCTTTACACAAAAACAAGCGTATGAATTACTAGGAATGTACTTATTAATGAATAGATTAACAGGAAGTGGTCAAAAACCACCTACAATAGGATATACGGGTGGAGCACCAGCAGGACTTAAACTAGATGTTCCTGATTTATATAAAAAGAGGAGAATATAATGGCATACACAAAAGATGAAATAGATATGGCGTTGATGGCTTTAGCTGGAAGAATTGCTGCGGGGGATTCATTTGACCAAGCAATGTCTTCAGGTATAGAAAAAATAGATGAATTAAAGAAAACGCATCTCAAAAGCCAAGCAGATGCTCTTGATGTAGAAAAAAAGTTCTATGAAGTTGAGAAACTAAAAAGAGAAGTAGAGGGAGATTCTAATATTGTTGAACAGCTTTACACAGCAGACGCTATGGAGAGAGACGCAACAGTTCAT